CGCGGTTTTGATCCGGAAGTTCTCCGGTCAGATAGTGGTAAATTTCAGGAAGTCGTAAATCAATCTCGCTGAATGAAACGTGAAGCCCTTTCAAATCCATCAGCCTTAATTCAAGATCGGCCAACAAATTGACAATCGATCGATCTTGGGTAATCCCGTTTTCAATCAGATTTTCTAGAACTTCGTATTTATCGCGATGAATGATTAGGGTTGGAGCGCTGAATCTTTCTTGAAAGTCAGTGTATGAAAGTCCGCAGTCGGAATTCCCAACGAGTCGATATGGGAGTTTCATCTTTTGATAAAATTCATCCCTCGTCTTACACCCATTTAATGCTTCGTGATGACAAAAAACGTCGCCGGATGACATAAAGGAAGCAAACCAAGAAGTTCTGCTTCTTGGTAGTCCGGTTATAAAGAAATTCACAGCGGGACTAATTCGATGTCTAAATTGCCAGCAATGATTGTCGTGGGAACGCCGGCAGTCGTTCGTAACTCCATTGTCAATTCGAGACCTCTACCCAAGGCGCCAAACCGTGGCCTTTGGTTGTATTCCCCAATCTCACCCATTGATTGTGTACGGTTGTTACTCCACGTCTTTCCGCCATTCCATGAAACCATCATTCCGATTTGCGGGTCGTCATCGTCTCCCGATGTCCCTTCTCCGGACTCCACTTCAACCTCAAAGGCGTGAGCGATAAACTCGCGCCTTCCAGAGTGGAAAACTTGAGTTCTGCGGATTCTGTAAATTTCTCCACCGTCATCGGTGTAAATATTCCGAGATATTCGATAAATTTTGCCGTTCGTGAAATCCACCCCAAGAATTCGGGTTCTGTCGTAACCAATCCCTGAAATTCTCCACTTGGTAAGGGGAGTGCTTTCTCGGTTGTGCCACATTCCGGTTGTTATGTCGTAAACTTTGGTTAACTGATCCGTTGGAAAAGTCAGGACATAAAATGAATGACCCTCTTCTGTGTACACCGAACCGATGGCGTCGGTTTTAGTGGTGAGTCTAGAAATTTCTGAACTCGTATCCGGATCTGAAATGATTTCAAACTGACCACCTGAGGCTTTTACGACTACAGCGTCACCGTCCGGAATGTTTGCTAGCCAGAAAACACCATATGGACTTTTCACGACAGAGTGTGAGGCTAAAACACCAACCTCCATCGTGTTCGGGTAAGGAGTGAATGGAAAGTCCGCGTTTCCTGAGTTGTAATATCGCTGCGTCGTCTCTTCACCTATGGCGTATAAGTCTCGGTCATATCTGGCCAAGGCTAAAATGTTGTCGGGTGAAGCGGAGGCGACTTCAAAATCAAGGGCGTCCCATGCTGTTGGGTTTTCGGACGTCGATATATAGAAATCATCAGTTCCCGCATCATTAACGATAAAATAACCGTCAAGGTAAACAATGTGCGTCGCGTCATCAGGAAAATCAGTGTCGGTAATGACTGCAAACGTCAATGTTGCAAGGTCTATAGAGTACCCATTCGTGCCATCAACAAGGGCTAGATAGTCTCTGCCGGCAGCAAGGGTCACTCTACCTGTTGAGGTGTTTAGCGTTCCGCGTTCTGTAGAAACATTAGCTGTTGTTATGGAAACAAGTTTATTTCCAATGACAAACCAAAGTTCACTATTCCAATAAACTCCGTTGCTTCTGCCGTCTCCCGTAAAATCCGCATCTACCTGAGTATTCCCAGGCGTGTGGTAGAGTGCTATCTGTGTCTTAGCCCCCGGGGTTTCTATTTTTGGGTAAAGATTAACTGTCTTTTGATTATTGACCTTTACAGCATCCGATATTGATGTTCCGCCCAGAATTGGAACTGGAAAGCGAGTGACCTCAGGCATTATCAGCCGCCATATAAACCGACACGGGCTCCACGTCCCAGCCCATTACTATGTCTTTTGCTTCTTTCGCGGCTTTTGCTATCCATGCTGCCCTTGAGTCGGAAACCGGATATTCAAGAACAAGGTCTTGAGCCAGCATCAGCTTTAACGGGCGCATCCACTCAACCGGGAAATCAATATTGTCAGATGTAGTGTCTAGATCGTTGATAGGGTCGTAAACTGTAAGCTTCAGAGTGTTAGAAACATCGGTAATCAAAGGCCAGACGTACAAAGTCCCATTTGTTAACTGTGGGTCGTAGTAGAATTGATTAATTTCGCCTTCGGAATCCTTGCTTGTAATGTTGAAATATTGCTGTCTTGATATCTGTTCTACATCCTGATCATCACTGTCTGAATTTCTTCGTCTCGCAGAAATAATCCTCAGCGGTCTATTAATTTTCGTCGTATAGACGTAAACAATATTTCCGGATGCAGCAGCCCCGGTTAATGTGGCGGTCAATGTAACTGTGGTCCCAGACGGTGCGCCATTAACGGTCGTCCAGTGCAAAGCTCCGGAGGTCAGTTCAACCCCGATATAGTCTCCGTTTGAGATGCCGGTGGCGGATGTAACAGAAACGGTTGACGCGCCGGATATTGCCGCAGAAGAAAGGGTGGTCTCTCTGAAGGAGTACGCCGCGTGATCTCCGGTAGAGCCTAAAGAATAACTTTGCGTGTCAGTATTCAGAAACAGAGTTGCTTCCCTGATTTTCCAAAGCCTCAAACCGTCCGTATTCAACTGCTTCAACAACATATTGAACGCGTCTCTAGCTTCCGTATAAGCCTCGGACTCTAGGCTGGTCCCTCGTTGTTTCGCCCCAACAATCCTCAAAGCCCCCTCAATAACTTCAAGGGTTGTCGGATTGAAATCAAACGAACCTGAAAGCGCCATTACTTGCGGAGCCTCAGCACAAACGAACCTTCGTCGCCATTAGAAAGGCCGGCGGTAGAAAGCAAAACTTTACCTGTTCCATCCAGTGGGCTTGATTTGTCTTTAATCCCGCCATAATCAGAAAAATCCTGAGAACTATCGAATTCAGGAATTGCCCAGTTCAGAGTTCCGCTTAGCAGGTATTCAAATTTCAGGCTTGCAGAAAATCCAGTAAACCCGGCCTGAATGCCATCAACGGTAAAAAATCGGTTGTCTCCTGACATGCCATAGTCAGCTGGATTAGCAATCACGTAATTTTCTAGATCTCCGCTTCCGTCACCCTGAATATAAACATGAAGGATCACGTTTCTATTTCCAGAAAGAAGCGGCGTGATAACTACATTATTAACGGACATAAATACCCCTTATGGAAAGGGGGCTTTGCGCCCCCTGTTCCTTTCGTTATTACTCGTCGATTTCAACCCAAGTAATTGACGCGATACCAACGGCAGCGGTCGTCAAATAAGACAGGGACAAACAGCCGCCAGGGGCGATAATAATGTCGCCGTTAGTTTCATCGGTGTAGTTCGTCGGCGAGATGGACGACGCGGCAACCACCGAAGCCATCGCACGAAGCCACAGAGGAGTTGAAGCAAGAGTTGCGGCAGCGTCAGCGCGGCCAGCGGACGATCCAGACACGTTACCTTTGGCTATCGCGTTATGGATGACCATTGGTGTCGTGTGGGTCGTTGCGGTTTCGCTCAAAGCGGTATGAATTGCGATCCCCACAACGGCAGCGCCAGCGGGCGCGGTAGAAGGCGCGAAACATACTTTTTTGACGACCAGTAGCTTATTTGATCCGGGGCTATTAGAAAGCGCAAGGCCCGTACAGGTTGTGCTTAAGGTCGAAAGTGTTACAGCGCCAGCGGAAGACGCATGGAACATATTCCCCAAGCGTGCTTGTTCTAAAAACCAATCAGTTGAATACATTTAAATATCTCCTAAAATTAAGCGTTGTTGTACGCAGTGCCGCCGCCTACAATGCCGTAGGAGTCAGCTTCACCAGCGACGTAGCATTCAAAGACGTGACCGCCAGTAAAATCGATGCCAGCGGTTACAGCATCGGCGGTATCAATTGAGCTGAAGTAGCAGTTTGTGATGCCGCCGGAATTTGCCGCGCCGTTGAAATCAAGGAACAAGGCTCCGTCAACGTTCGAGCGGAATAAGCAATCCTTGATCCAAACGTTCGTGGCGTTCCCGGATGTCTCTATTAGTCCAACAACAGCGGTCTGCGCGACGTCAAACTGAATTTGGCAGTTCTCCATGAAGAAACGATCATGGGCAACACCAGTTATAAATGAATCGTTCGACGCGCTCTTTCCAACAACAACGCAATCAGTAAACGTCAAATCGTCGGCGCCTGTTGCCAGCGTTATGAAATCAATTGCATTGAGAATGGTAGAAGTGTCAGTGAATACGCATTTGTCGAACGCCAACCCATCCCCAGTGCCGGAGACACTGAACATTGTGGTTACGTCCGCAAAATTTGCGACGAATTTAAAATTGTGGAAAAGTACGTTTGCAGCCGTGACTGTGAAAGTGGCTGCGGCAGCAGTCCAAGAGAGAGTCGGGACAGATGCCCCTCTACCAAGACCTACGAACGCAACCCCCGCCACATCCGCCGCAATTGCAGCAGCCGCACTTAAGTTTTCGGTATGGCCAGGACGGACGATAATAATGTCGCCACGACCGGAAACACATTTGCCAATCGCGTAATCAATGGTTGCAAACGGCTTAAAGAACGTGCCCTTGTTGCTGTCTGATTTGGTTGACTCGCCATCAAGCAGCGCGCTACTAGAGTTCCCGACCCAGAATATTTCGCCTGGGTGGGTTTGAGTAATCGGTATGCCGCGAATAACAATACCATTAACGAATCCTCGCGGATAATTAGCTTTCATAAATGCTCCTGAACCCTCTTGGGTCCAAATATGGAAATGTCAGGATGTAAAGAAAGGGGCGGAAGAACTCCGCCCCTTAAGGTTTAAGCACCAGGAGAACCCGCGATACCCCACGGATTAACCCAGCCAAAGCGATGACGGCCGCGACCCGTTACCACGAAGTTTTTCGTGGTTGTGTCGTTGCTCTTTTCAATCGCCATCGGAACACGCTCTTGATAGATCAATCCCTGCCCATGAGGGACATCGGTTTTGATATACCAAGCGTCCAGGTCTTCCACGTAATGATTGAGAACGATCCCCCCGGGGAACACGCTCAAATCTTTGAGTACGTTGGTATTGTTGGAGAACTCGCCTGACTGTTTGACCGAACCGTAAATACGGTGCGCTTCGTACCAGTCGCTACGCGATACAATCAACTTCTGAGGCATGTAGGCCGCTTCCATACCACGGGGGTCTTTAGCGCCCATGATTTGAATAGTCAGGTCTTCAATAGCCTCGTGAGAAAGATCCGCGTTGATGATGTTCGAGAACGTCCCCGCAACTCCGTAAACGTGGGCAGAACTTAAAAGTTCTTTCCCATCGCCGCCGGTGTAGTTGGAATCGTCAGAACGATCTAGAATCAGTGCCGCGTTCTTCTCCTGGGTCAGGCGATAGGCCCGGTGGAAATTTTCGGTACGCTGAGTTCCGAGCTTCTCGTACTGGCAGTCCTCAATTTCGGTCTGGGTGATGTAATAAGAACCTGCGTAGGTGATGTTCGTCAGGCGGGTTGTGTAACCTTCCCTCGTAACATCCGGAGTAATCGCCGCGCCATCTTCAAGGACGTTAAAGCGATCAAAACCGATTTCCTGCACGTATTCTTCATAGCGTTTATCGGATTGAACTGTGTCAAAAATCTGGCTCCATTCGGCTTTGTGGGATTTCTCCAACATGCCCCACAGAGTTTTGATTCCTGGCCACAGTGTTTTAGGGTGATTTGCAGATGAAATAGGCATGTGGTCTCCTTAGCTGATACCGTCAGGATCAACGCTTTGCGGGAAGTTGAACTTCACCAACCAAACACAGTTATCCCCAATCGCATTACCGATCCTTGGTGAGGGTCGAAGAATTCGAAGGGAAAGTGAGTTGGTGGTGGCCGCAGAGCTTGAGTCCAGCTCGATAGTCGAAAGACCGGTAACGGTAGACCCGCCGGCATTCGACCAGTTGGCGTTTAGCCCGACACTAGCTGTCGTCAATGCGCCGCCTTCAGAATCTTCCTGAATTTCGAAGACCTGATTGTGAGTAATCTCAACGCAATAGACTTTTCGGGCAGAAGCGGCGCTAGCCGCAAAGTATTTAGTATCAAGTGACGTCGGCAACGGCTCAAATCCTTCGATCACGGCGGTAGCCGTGTTACTCGAACCGGTGGTAGCGATTTCAACTTGAGGAATACCCTCCGCGTTGCAATCACCAGTTTCCAAAACGGGATGACCAACATACATAGCAGTTCCATAGGAAGCAGCGATTTCATACGTAGTCTGAGGTCCGTTATAGGGTCCACCGCTCAAATCGCGGACAGCACGAAAGCCAAACGCTGCATCAACGTTTGCCATATAACCTCCAAAAATTTAGAAATTGGCCCGGGATGGGCCTAAAGAATTAAAAGTGCGGCTAGGCTCGCTGGCTTTTAATGAGAACAGGATCGATAGTGATACCGTCTGCATTTTGCAGCCCGTAGCCGCCGCGTCGAATAACGTCTTCCTGCTTGTCTGACTTCTTATGGAATTCTTTCCGGTCTTCCTCGCGCCAATCTTTGCGAATGGCGATTAAATAATGTCTTGCGGGGGAACCATCTTCGTTCGTTCCCCTCACCTTACTAACTAATGTCCCGATATCTGAAGTAGTATTCAGATCGATACCAACTCCGATAGGTGTAAGACTGCGGTCCACAAATTGATAACCCCTCTCGATTAGTTGAGAGAGTGTGTGCGGCTTTCTTTTTTGGCTGTCGCTAACCCATCGGACGTAGTACCCCGGGATTTCCGGGACTGACCCGCTTTGTTTTAGGTCTCCGAATTTCTTTCTCTTGCTTCTGAACTCTTCCTCCATCTGCTTTCTATCTACTTTTTCTTTTGAGGCGTTCAATTGAACGGAGTCAGAAGATTTATTAACTACCTTCATGGCGCAAAACCGGCAATTGTCTGCGTGCTCTTGTTTCTTGTGTCTATGGCCATTTTTACACTGAATGTCGTAACTCATTATTCTTCCTCCGAAAAATCTTTCGCGTATTGCTGTCTACTCTCTAGTGTGTCTTTAATTAATCCGCGAGTGACCGCGTAATCAAAATTTCTCTTCGCTGAAGGAGGAAGAGAATCAAATGAAGTAGTTTTGGTAGGCTGCGACCTGGTAGAGGGAGCCGCTGCGGTGAAATTCTGTTTCCGTGGATTCTTGAATTTATCCGGAAACTGCTTTCTAACCTGCTCGCCAACCAGCTCTAGAAAATCTTTGCCTGTT